CATCCTAAGATGGCTCAAAAGTGGACAGATGAACATGGAAGTAAGCCTGTGAAAAAGAAATCAGGGGGGAGTATGGATCCTTACTACGGTAGTTATATTAAGGGTCGTGTTGACGGCAAAACTTTATCAAACCCCAGTTACCGAAAATACTACAAGGGATTAATCTAATTCGTGGATTATCACACCATCAAATACATTCAAAACAAGCTTTTAAAGCCTAAAATCGACTCTTTAACTACTAAAGTTAAACTGGGAGTTGACAATTTCCCTGAATATAAATATATAATAGGACAAATCAGATCCAGTGAGGATCTGCAACAGGATTTAACAGACCTGCTGAAGAAACAGGAGCCGGATGACAACACAGACACAGGAGAAGACGACACCTAAGCAAAAAGAAGCTTTGCTTAATGCGTATAAAACCGCAGAAGAAGTTAAAGATCTTTTTCTTGATCCTAAGTCTCTTAAAAAATCAGTTCTTGATAGATTGCCCCAACCAACCGGTTGGAGAATTCTAGTCTTACCTTACGGAGGAGTTAAAAAAA